GAATTTCGGACGCTTTTTAGCTCCCCTGCATGGCTTTACAACGTTTGACCGTGACTTGAGTGTTGTGGATGACAATGTGAAGTTGACTCGCGAGTTTGGCATTAAGATTTTTGATGACGAAGAAATAAAGTCATTTAAGGATTGTGTGGTGAGTATTCACCAGTATCTATCCAACATTGACCTTGTTGAGATCGTTGTCCGTAACTCAAATTTACCTTCGGGTTTTGGAGTTGCGGCTGTAAAGCAAAATGGGCAAATGCAGTCTGCAACGCTGGTTGATGGTGCCTTGGCATCTAAAATCGGCACAGGGAATGTTATTTCCGTTGACACACAGACATGCCAAATAACTCACACGGCCTCGACTGGTTCAGGCCGTGGTTCCTCTGGAGTACCCCTGTTTTCACCGACAGGTCAGCTAGTTGGGATTCATGTGAAGGGAACTGTACCACAGGTTCCCAGACAAAAGAATATCGCCATTTCGATGATTGATTACGCTCGTTTGAGAGGCACTCGTGTGCGAAAAAACGGGCTTCCCCCCTCCCAGAATTAGATCTGAGAGGGGGCCTTCTATCACCTGTTGGTGAAGGCCCTGTGCCATTGATCTTCGATCGGTGGTTTGACAAAATTGAAGGGGAGAACAAATTTGTTTTTCCTGGAATCGTCAATAATACTTTTGGCCGATTTAAAACCAAATACGATGACAATCCATATTTGGGTGAGCTCAAAGAGTTTGACTCAGGATTATATCGGTTGGCTGATATATCGGACAAGTCGAAGGTCTATGATTCTTTTCAGCGATTCGCGGATGCGGGAGCTTCAAGGGACACTGTCTTTTTGCGCAAGCATATGGCGGAAGTTACCGATATTTGTAGCTCAATCTTCAGCCCCCACCTTAAGGGAAGGGTTATGAAGTACCACGAAGTGATCGCTGCCATGGACCCAGATAAAGCTTCTGGTTTTGGATTTAAGATGCCCAAGAAGGGGGCGGCAATTGCGGAGCACTATTATAGGCTCAAGGAACTGTTGAAGAAAGAAGATGATCTTTTTACTTATGTTCCTCTTTGGCAAGTTGCGCCGAAGGATGAAATACGACATGTTGAGAAACTGCCAAGAACATTTCAATATCCTCCGTTGTGGTTCCATATGTGGTTTACTAAGTACACGAAAACCCAAAATCTTTATTTAATGAATGATTGGACAACCACGCCCTCGCGTGTAGGGATTTCGATCCCCGACGATTGGCCGAAACTGGTTTGGATTATGAAGAGCCGAGGTGAAGATATTTCCGTCGATTGGGACGTGAAACAATTTGATTCATCTCAGTTTTCTGATTTCCGTTATTTGTGTAAGGATATTCGGATGGAGGCGTATCGCCTCAGTCCTATGAATTATACGAAAGACGAATTGGATCATATCGATAAAGTTTTGGAACACCTATATTACCATTCTCGTGTGAGAGTTAATTTGATGCCTGATGGTAACATTTTTATCACACG